AAGTCAAGATATCGCGTCTGGCCCTCTGCGTATGCCTCTGGAGCACTAGTTAAGTGCCGTAAGGTAGGTGCTGCTAACTGGGGTAATAAATCAGAGGGATTTAGCCCCTCTCAAATAAAAGTTTTAGAAGAACTAGGATTAATCACATTAAACGAAAAAGGTCAAAAGTGTTGGCCTGGATATGAGAAAAAAGGAAGTCAAACTTTATTTGGGAAGAAATATAATCGTTGTGTAAAAAAAGAGGAAGTTGAAAATTTAGATGAAGCAGTTCGTATTCCTGCACAGACTGGAAATATTATTCTTGTCAATCTAAACTGGAGAGGAAAGTATTATATGATGAAAATGTTCTTCCCTCAGACAACAAAACCAAGTAGAGCCGAAGTTCAAGATCAACTTGAGAAGGTTTATCCCGGAGCAAGAGTTCAATCATATCAAGTTTCGGATATTAAACCTGGAGAACCTTTAGTTCAAGTTACTGAAGAAAATCTTGATGAAGTTGCAGCATGGCAACGTAGTGAAGGTAAGAATAAATCTGGTGGTCTCAACGAAAAAGGACGTAAGTCTTATGAAAGAGAAAATCCTGGAAGCGACCTTAAAGCACCTTCAAAAAAGGTTGGAAATCCCCGCAGGGCGTCATTTTGTGCCAGAATGAAAGGCATGAAAGCAAAACTAACTTCTGCAAAAACGGCAAACGATCCCGATTCAAGAATCAATAAATCACTTAGAGCCTGGAACTGCTGATACAAATACTTTATTATGAGTGAAGTTTATCTTGGTAATCCAAATCTAAAAAAAGCAAATACGCAAATTGAATTCACTCAAGAACAAATTCTTGAGTTTGTAAAGTGTAAAGATGACCCTGTGTTTTTTGCACAAAATTATGTAAAGATTGTTTCTCTTGATGAGGGTTTGGTCGGGTTTGAACCATATCATTTCCAAGAAAAGTTAATTAGAAACTTTCATAAGAATAGATTTAATATTTGCAAAATGCCACGACAGACTGGTAAATCCACAACTGTTGTTGCATATCTGCTACACTATCTTATCTTTAACGATAGTGTCAATATTGGTATTCTGGCAAACAAAGCAGCAACAGCAAGAGAACTTTTAGGAAGATTAGCAACCGCATATGAAAATTTACCAAAGTGGATGCAGCAAGGTATCATCGCATGGAATAAAGGAAATATTGAGTTAGAAAATGGCAGTAAAATATTGGCAGCTTCTACATCTGCGAGTGCTGTCCGAGGCATGTCGTTTAATATCCTCTTCCTCGACGAATTCGCTTTCGTTCCAAACCATATTGCAGACTCGTTCTTTGCATCTGTTTATCCTACTATTACTTCTGGCAAAAACACAAAAGTCATCATAGTTTCTACTCCGCACGGTATGAATCATTTCTACCGTATGTGGCATGATGCAGAAAGAAGTAGAAATGAATATGTACCTACAGATGTTCATTGGTCTGAAGTTCCAGGAAGAGATGAGAAGTGGAAAGCACAGACTATTGCAAATACATCTGAACAACAATTTAAGATTGAGTTTGAGTGTGAATTTTTAGGGTCAGTTGATACTCTGATCGCTCCAAGTAAATTAAAAAACTTTGTATATGAAAATCCAATTAAAAGAAATGCTGGATTGGATGTTTATGCGGAGGTTGTGAATGAGCATGATTATGTTATCACTGTTGATGTTGCAAGAGGAGTTAGTGAGGATTACTCTGCCTTTGTTGTAGTTGATATTACGTCATTTCCTCATCAAATTGTAGCAAAGTATCGGAATAATGAAATCAAACCAATGCTATTTCCAAATATCATCTATGAGGTAGCAAAAAATTATAATAGTGCATATATCCTTTGTGAAGTTAATGATATTGGAGATCAAGTAGCATCGCTATTACATTATGATTTAGAATATCAAAATGTTTTAATGTGCTCAATGAGGGGTCGTGCAGGACAGATTGTGGGGCAGGGTTTTAGTGGAAAGAAAACTCAACTTGGAGTTAAGATGTCCAAGACAGTTAAGAAAGTTGGATCACTCAATCTTAAAGCGATGATTGAGAGTGATAAATTATTGTTTAAAGATTACGAGATCATCTCTGAGTTGACAACATTTATTTCCAAGCATAATTCATTTGAAGCAGAAGAGGGATGTAATGATGACTTAGCAATGTGTCTTGTAATTTATGCATGGTTGGTCGCACAGGATTATTTCAAAGAACTTACCGATCAAGATATTCGTAAAAGACTTTATGAAGAGCAAAAAAATCAAATAGAACAGGATATGGCACCTTTTGGTTTTATATCTGATGGACTAGACAGTTCAAGTTTTGTTGATTCAGAGGGTGATCGTTGGTTTACTGATGAATATGGTGATAGAGCATACATGTGGGAATATATGTAAATGGAACTTGATAAGCAAATAAAACTGGGTCATTTACTTTTAGTAGATAGAACATGTCGTGTTTGTGGAGAGACTAAAAATCTAATTGATGGTTTTTATAGAACACGTAAAAGTAGAGGAGCAGTCGCTTCTTCATACTCTTATGAGTGTAAAGAATGCACTATTAAGAGAATAATTAATACAAGAAAAAAAGTAAATCCATTTGTAGACTGGACATATCCCGATTGGTAGTGTTCACTCACCATTTCCCCTCTTAAAAGTATGTTTTTAATAAATATTTTTTAGATAAACTGAGATTTCACGGAGAAAAACATGGCGACTCCTCAATTATCTCCTGGAGTACTAATCAGGGAGGTTGATTTAACTGTAGGAAGAGCTGATAATGTTTTAGACAATATCGGTGCAATTGCTGGACCTTTCAGAATTGGACCTGTGAATGAAGCAACTAACATCACTACAGAGCAAGATCTTATAAATGTATTTGGAAAACCACTCTCAACGGATCGTCAATACGAATATTGGATGAGTGCGGCATCTTTCCTTTCATATGGTGGCGTTCTCAAGGTTGTTCGAGTATCAGATGCTGACCTTAATAACGCAAACGCTGGTGTTGGTATTGCATCAACTAACGCACTACAGATTGATAATTATGAGGATTATCAAGAAAATCATAGTGATGGAAATAATTTCACCTATGCAGCAAAAAATCCAGGTTCTTGGGCAAATGGATTAAAAGTTTGTTTTATTGATGATCTGGCAGATCAAAGAATTGGAATTAATACAATAAATTTAAATACAGCAGGCGCTCAAATTGGTTTTGGTGTTACCGCTGCACTAACAAATGTTACAATTCCTGGAGCAGGAACAACAACCGGATTTAGTGGATTCCTCAAAGGTATTATCACTGGAGTCACCACAGACGCAACAAACGGAAATAGTAGTATCGATGTTAAAATTGTCTCAAGAGTTTCTTCTGCAGGAACCGAAACTAAAATTAATTATGCCCAGAGCACTCAATATGCATCATTTGATACTTCAGACTCACTTCACTTTGTAAATAACTCTGGTATTAATACAGGTCTGTCTGCAACTTTAGCAGCATATACTCCAGTCACAGTTGACGATTGGTATGATCAACAGACCATGGATTTGGACAATGCAACTATCTTCTGGAAATCTGTTGCACCAAAACCAGTTTCAAATGTTTATGTCACAGATAGAAATGGAGAGGGTGACGGACTTCATATCGCTGTTGTTGATGATTACGGAACAATCACTGGAAATCAAGGAACAATTATTGAGAAACATGTATCGCTTTCCAAAGCAATTGACGCAGTTTCAAATGTAAATGCTCCAGAGAAAATTTGGTACGAACAGTATATTGCTGACTTCTCTGCGAATATTTACGCAGGTAGTAATCCATCATCTGCTGCAGATAACTATCACGGAACAACTCCAAGAGCAACAGGATTTACGACTTCATTTACTCCAATTCCTACATCAGGTGGTCTCTGGGGTCTGAAAGCACAAGACACCACCTTCGCTGCAATTGGCAATGTGACTTATGTTTTGGGTGGTGGGGAAGACTACTCTGCTGGTGTTCCTGCAATAGGTGAAAATGGAGGAATGACTGCTACACTAGCAAATCTAATCACTGGATACGGACTTTTCGAAAACAGAGATGAGATTCAAGTTGATTATTTGATTATGGGTCCTGGTCTTGGAGCAGAGAGTGAGTCTCAAGCAAAAGCTAATTATCTGATTTCTTTAGCAAATAGTAGAAAAGATTGTGTCACCACAATTGGACCACACCGAGATAATGTGGTTAATGTCACAAACACCGAAACGCAAACTCAAAATCTTATAAGATTTTTCAATCCTTTATCCTCATCGTCATATGCAATTTTTGACGCGGGATATA